AATAAACAGTTTAAAAGATGAACTCCAACAAGCTAAAGACGATCTTCACGATCTTGATGCTGCTGGTCGTAGGATCCCTCTCGGCCCAGTCAAATAAAAATAAATACCCACAAACCAAAGTATATCGAGGTGACTCTGTTGTTATTCTATCTATTGATCAATCGGAGTATATCAACAAGACGTTTAAGGAGCAGAAACAAGCTCTTGATTCATTTAAAGTAATAACAGATACTCTAACTAGATACAAAGATTCAGTAATTGTAAGATATGTTACTACTGATAGTATTTTAACTGTATCTGATTCACTTCGTAAAGAACTTCTAGCTTATAAGAAGAAAGTAGAAGAGGCTGCTAAGTTAGGTCTCTATGTTACATACGATACTGTAAGAGAGCAGGCTAAGTTCCTACCATTCGACAAAGACTTTAAAGTTCAGATGAAGGAAACTGAGAATGGAGTTAAGTTATTTGCTTCTAGCTTTGATCAGTTTACTAAAACTAGAATTATTACAGGAGGAAGCTTAGCTTTACTAAGTGGATTATCGTATGGTATTAATAGTGAAGTAGTTAATGATCCTTATGATTTTGCTAAGAGGTTTCCTAACATGCCTACTACCTTTTGGGACCATTATGGTAAAACAGGACCAAGTAGTTGGGAAAGGGAAACTAGAATTGGTAACTTAGTATTCAAGTCAGATCTATGGCATATCACTAGAGGAGTAGGTGTTACATCTATGACATTATCATTCGCAATACCATTATATGAAACAACAAAATGGAAACAAGTTATATGGAGAAGTTTAATAAACTCAGCAAGTTATACAATTGGTTACAATGTATCAACCAAACTAATAATCAAATAATCATGAAACTAGGATTAGCATTATTCCTTACCCTCACATCACTTTTTATTTCAGGTCAATGTCAGTCTCAATGCGCTGTCTTTACACCAAGTATGAGTATTACCCAAGTCAATCCTGGCTCACCTCCATTTGGTGAGGATGTTACTAAAGCTATTGATGGAAACATTTATACAAAATATTTGAATTTTAATAAAACAAATACAGGATTTATTGTAAATACAAACAAGAGTACAGTAGTAACTAGAATGGATCTAACAACTGCTAATGATGAACCAGCACGTGATCCTATTAATTACCAAATACAAGGTAGTAATAATGGGACTACTTGGACTAATATTACATCAGGTAATATCTCTTGTAACTCTAATAGATTCCTTACTAGAAGTTTCAACTTCTCGAATAGTGTATCTTATTCTTGGTATAGGATAACATTTCCATCTTTATGTAATGTTAGTTTAGCTAACTCAATGCAGGTAGCTGAGGTTCAGTTATATGCTAATAGTGTAGCAGCTAGTGTTTCTATCTTAGGTAATCCTTCTGTTAATAGAAAAGGAATAAGTACTTTTACTGCTGTTCCTGGTAACGGTGGAACACCTACTTATCAGTGGTATAGAAACAATGTTTTAGAGGGTACAGGTCCAACTTATACAGATACTATGTTTAGAGAAGGAATTGATACTATCAAAGTTAAAATGACTTCTAGTCTAGGTTGTGTTACAAACAATCCTGCTTGGGCTACATTCTATCAAAATGTACTATCATTAACAGAAACAAAATACTATCAAAGATTGGATTCTATGTATTTCCAATTTACTAAAAATGAAGAAGATTTAGTTGAGATTTACGGTGTTGATCATCTAACAGGAAAAGCAAAGTGGATAACTTCAACTCAAAAATCACAATTAACTATTTATCATAGATGGAAATACTATTTCATCAAATCAGGTTCATATAGAAAATTCATAGGCCCATTTGAACTAATATCAGATGATCCTAGAAAAGTTTTGTCAACTAAACAATTATTGGGACAGTTTACAAATTAAATAATAAATTATGGACATTAACAAATTGAAGGGACATATCCCGGATGCAGTACTTGCTCAAATTCCATCTGTGATGGAAAAGTTCAAAATTGATACTCCATTGGAGTTGGCTCACTTCTTGGCTCAGTGTGGTCACGAAAGTGGAAACTTCAAAGTAGTATCTGAAAATCTAAACTACTCAGCTGATGGTCTGAAGAAAATCTTTCCTAAGTACTTTCCTGGCAATCTGAATGAGTCTTATGCTCGTAAACCTGAAGCCATCGCTTCTCGTGTTTATGCTTCTCGTATGGGTAACGGTAATGAAGCTTCTAAAGAAGGATTCAAATTCAGAGGTAGAGGTTATATCCAATTAACTGGTAAAGAAAATTACGCTGCTTTTGATAAATTTGTTGAAGATGATATCTTAGCAAATCCAGATCTAGTAGCAACTAAGTATCCTTTGCTTTCAGCAGCTTGGTTCTTCTCTAAGAATAAACTAAATGAAATTGCTTCTAAAGGAGCAGATGATGCTACCGTAACTGCTGTTACTAAAAGAGTAAATGGTGGAACTATTGGATTAGCGGATCGTATCAAGCATTTTAAAGAGTTTTACGCTCTGTTAAAATAACAGATATTTATTATAACAAACAAACAAACTATGAAACATTTTTTTTCACAACTATTTGACGATAACAACTCTATCAATGAGAAGAGTGTTGTTGGATTTATTGCTTTCCTTTTCCTATGCATCGCCTTTGGTGTAGATATCATTACAGGTTATATGGGTCAGGAGTTTGTAGTAAATAAAATTATATTCGACGGTTTTATGGTAATGGTTCTAGGATCTTTCGGTATTGCATCCGTCGATAAGTGGATTAATAAAAAGAAAGATAATAAAACAGAAGAATAAATATGAAAAACTTAAACATACTCAGGAATCTAATTAAGGAAGAGTTGGTTAGACTTAAAGAGGGTCACAGTGAATTAGAAAACTATATGTTTTTTCAACACGTACGATCTATTAATGATGCTACGTCTCAAATTCTTCAAATGGATCCTGAGTATGTTGATAGTGTTCTATCTAATGGACACCAATGGGCTGTCGATCATATGACTACTTCAGCTGATGATGTCTCTGAGGTGGTATCTTTCCTTGCGCATAGACAACCAATGATGGAAGAATTAGATCCTAAGAGAGATATGTTAAACTCTATTAGGGATTCAGTGAATTATCTCCTAAGTTGGGAGTTTTCAACTATCGGCTTAACACCTCAACAAGATCAGATGTTGACTAAGATAGCAGTGTTCTTGAGAGAGTTGGTTGATAACGCTGAAGAAGGTTCAAGTGATGCAGGCAGTGTTGAAGAGAAGAAGTTGACTAAGGCTGAGTTGAAGAAGAGAGAGGAAGTAGCTAAGGGAATCAAAAAGAGTGATCCTAAGATGCCTATGGATAAAAAAATGGCTATCGCTACAGCAGTAGCAAAAAAAGTAGCGGAAGCCAAGAAAGGGTTTACTTCCAAATACGATAACGATCCTAAATTAAAAGGAAAGCAAAAGAACCTTCCAGACGCTCTTCAGGCTAAAATCACTAAGTCTAAATAATACGTTTTAATTTAGATCTTTCCTCTGTATAGTGTAAGATATCAACAATTAGTTTTAAACCTTAACAAACCGATAAAAACCGGATCTATGGCTAAATCTCAAAGCATAATTGACATAGAGAAGATTTTTGATATCTTTGAAGCTAATAATCCTAACTCAACAGAGGAGAAAGTAATAGGACAGCATTATACAAATGTTATGTTCTTTACTAAAATGGTTAACCAAGCTCACATATATCCTAAAACCTTAGGCATCCTGAAGGAGATATTTACAAACATTGACGATGATGGAGAATTAGAATTCATGGGAACACTGATGGTTATATCCAGAGCTTTCAGACGTATTGAAAATATACCTTTAGAGGATGAAGCTCTTAAAAGATTAGTAGTGGAGAGTGGAGTAAAAGAAAGTTATTTTAAGGCTATTAAAACAGCTATTAAGTATTTTGAAGAGGTTGAGGAGTATGAGAAGTGCGTAGTGCTTGTTAAGCATTTAGATTTTTTTTATAAGGACCGTTGACTTTTTGGAAAAAATTTATTATCTTTTAATTATTAATTAAATAATAAAGATTAGAAATAGAATAATAACTAAGAAGTAATAATAACAAATATTAAAAAATAATAATACAAAATTATGAGAAACCGCAATCTGTACTTTGCAAAAATTGAAAGCATTGAAGGTAAAATGAAGACCCTTCAAATGATGGTTAAAATGAATCAACCTATCCAAGACTTCATCGTAACTGCTCAACAAATAGAAGATCTTTTACAAGATATGAAAGATATGATTTCAAGAGAGGTTATTTCACCTAACGAGATTTAATATGTCTACAACTAAACACTTAGTACTTACTGCTGAGCAGTTGTTGGAGAATTGGGAGAAGTTCCTAGGTAATGTTGATAACTACATCACCGGAGAAAGAGGGAAAACTCTCAAAGCTTTCTACGAAGAATATGCTGAGAGGTTTGTAACTCTACCTGCTTCTCATAAAAGTGATTATCATAATTGTTTTGCTGGAGGTTATGTAGAGCATGTTAATAGAGTGGTGGATGCTGCTCTTAGCTTACATGGAGTTTGGAAAGACTTCGGAGCTGAGGATTCATACACCGTCGAGGAATTAGTATTTGCAGCTCTTAACCACGACTTAGGTAAGTTTGGAGATTTAGAACATGAATCAGTATTTCCTAATGACAATGATTGGGAGATTAAGAATAGAGGAATGTTATACAAATTCAATCCAGATCTAACCTTCATGACTGTTCCTGATAGAGGTCTGTGGCTACTTTCTCAGCTAGGAATCAAAGTTACAATTAATGAAATGCTAGGTATTAAATTACATGACGGATTGTATGACGAAGCAAACAAACCTTACTATATTTCATATCTAGAAGATCGTAAGTTGAAAACATCACTTCCGTTTGTTTTACACCAGGCAGATTTACTAGCAGCCCGAGTTGAGTATGAAAATAGAGATAAAACACCCTCAACACCTACCAAGCCTAAAACACTAACTAAGAAAGAGCCGATGAAAACCAAAGCTCTATCATCGGTAGGATCGGATAGTTTAAAAAATGTAATGAATAATTTTTTCGAAAGCTAATGGGAATAATTATAGGAATATTAACAGGCCTGCTAATCGTAGCAGGTTTTGTTATTTGGAATCTTCTAATCAAAGTAGAGAAGCAAGAAGATTTAGTTGAAAGATATCAACAATATCTCACATCCGTAGATAGTGCAATTAAGTTAAGTTCAAAGAGACTTAAAGAGATTGACGTTAGAGGGATGTTTAGTTCCGATGATGAGATAGGTTGGTACTTTTCACAAATAAAAGAGATTCAAGAAATCTTAGATGATTTTAAGTTGAAAATGTAATGGCACAATCTAAAAACTATTTTACACAGGAAACGGAAGACGCCATTGTTTTGTACAATCTGACAGAGGACACCCCCACTAGGGATAAGATTTATAATCAAAAAATCAAATACGCCTTTTTTAAACTAACAGAGAATATAATTCACACGTATAAGTTTTACTATACGGAAAACGAATCCCTAGACGACGTACAACACGATGTAACTACCTTCCTACTATCAAAGCTTCACCTATTCAACCCTGAAAAGGGAGCAAAAGCCTACTCGTACTTTGGTACGATAGCAAAGAGGTATTTGATTATGGTAAATACTAAAAACTATAAACGTAGAATCGATAAGGTAGGTGTATCAGAGGTGGAGGATAGTTATGAACATAGTTATGATATAACAGCTGATACGGACGAAGATCTAAATCTTCCTTACTTTATAGATCAGTTTGTAGAGTTTACAACTGATAATCTATACACGCTGTTCGAAAAAGAAGAGGATGCAAAAATAGCAGATGCTATCCTCCAGCTGTTTAAGCAGAGAGGTAAATTGGACATACTTAATAAAAAAGCATTATACATCTATATCAGAGAGCAAGTAGACGTCAAAACTCCTAAAATTACTAAAGTAGCAGGTGAACTACATAAACTATTCAAAGACTCTTATATACGTTATATAGAGGAGGGTTATATTAAATTTTAACAATTTTCATATTTATTTGAAAACATAACCATGAATACGTTAGAAAGTATAGTTTTTGGAACAAAGAAATTTTCTGATATCCTAGAGGAGATCTATAACAACTCCAAAGCAAAAGAGAAGCAGATAGCAGCCTTAATATCAGAATTAAAACCCCTAATTAATGATATAGGTGATGCTACACTTGTAGTTCCTCTAATTAAAGAATATATGGAGGTAGGAGTTAAGAACGATGAGCAACTTATAAAAATGGCAACCATTGTTCAAAGAGCTTTGAATAACAACTCTGGAGGAGATGATAATTCCTTTGGTATGTCTGAAGCTGAGAAGACACAATTGCTAGAGCAAATCCAACAATATAATCCTGGATCTTAATGGCAACTCTGTACGGTATTGGAGGACTAAACTCACGATTAAACGCAAGCGCTCAAGGGCAGTTTACTACTAAACTATCACAAGCTGTTCAAGGAACGATTATTGTAGGTAGGGTTAAATCTATAGTGCTTGAGAGTACACATCCTAGATTTGACGAAGTAGGAGGATGGAATGGCTTAGGTGCTATAGAATTTGATTCAATTATATTACCATATAGCCAAACAAATTCTCCAATTGCTAAACCAGTACTAAGTAATACAAAACTCTACCCACTAGTTAATGAGGTTGTATATTTAATATTACTACCAAACTCAAACCTGGGAGAAACAACAGGAGCATCCCAATATTACTACATAAATCCTGTAGCACTTTGGAATCACCCTCACCATAACGCATACCCAGCAAATCCAGACAATAGACCACCTGAACAACGCAAAGATTACATACAAACAAGCTTTGGATCCGTAAGAAGGATAACAGATAATAGTTCTGAGATAAGTTTAGGTAATACTTTCAAAGAGAGGGCCAACATTCACCCACTCCTTCCATTTGAGGGAGATTACATATTAGAAGGTAGGTGGGGAAACTCCATTAGATTAGGTAGCACTGTCTTAGGAGTTAATAATTGGTCAACATCCGGAGAACAGGGTGATCCAATTACGATAATAAGAAATGGACAACCGCAAACAGCAACTGAAGAAGGGTGGATACCTATCCAAGAGGATGTAAATCAAGATAGATCAACAATTTACCTAACGACATCTCAACAGATTCCAATTCAACCCTCAATTACATCACCAAGCAGTTATGACATTCCACCAACAGCTACCAACTTATTCACAGGACCTCAAATTATACTAACATCAGACCGCTTAGTATTAAATTCAAAAAAAGATAGCATACTCCTATCAGCTAACACATCTTTAGGGTTGGCAGGACGAAGTAGTGTCAACATAACGAGTAGGAAAAGTATAGTTTTAGATAGCCCTAATATTAGATTAGGAAGCACAGCTGCGAAAGAGCCTTTACTAAAAGGACAACTCACAACAGACTTATTAAAAACACTAATAAACAATCTTAATGAGTTTATGAAAGTTTGTCAAGATCAAGCAGTTCCTATTCCTAATCAAAATCCAATACCTCTCACTAAACTCAACCAAGCTTCGATACAAATGTCGCAAGTGCTAGAAGGGCTACTGGAACAAGTGGATCAAATTAAATCACAAACTAATTTTACCACCTAATGTCAACATTTACATATACAATAGCATTGAGAGATAACGCCACAAACCTATACGTTACCTCATCAATAATAGCACCCTTCTACCCTCCAACATCACAACCCTTCTCAGCATCCATAGTAGATAACACATACGTCATACAAACAGACTCATCGACCTTCACAGGCTTGAATGTTGACCGTTCAACTAACGGCATCGTATACCGAACAGCAAACGGCAGAATAATAACAATTTTTAGAAACAAGCAATCACTATTCGAACCAGTATTAGAATATCCACCAGGGATAGGCATAGAATTCATAGCATCATCGCAGACACTTAAATTTTCACTTTTTCAATATCTATCAGATACTCTTACAATCTTTACACCTCAATTCGTAGCAGAAATTTTAACAGAGTTCGAAAAAGAACAAACTAACCGCACCGGAGCTCGAGCAACCACGTACGAAGCAACAGATATAATATTAGTATCGGGAGGCATACAACCACCCACCAATGGATTTAGAATAAAAACACCAGGATACTCAGACTTAACTATTTTTGCAGAAACCCAAACAGGTGTCCCAATTAAACCTGTACAAGGATCCATTGATCTAGGAGTACAAAGAGTACAGCGAGTACAAGCGGATACGGAAAAAGAAGTTACATCCTTTCAACAAGTAGATAGTACAGCAATAAACGCAAACGCTCCTTCACAAGAGAGAGCTAAAGGCTTGGATAAATTAGGGCAGATTCTACAAAAGAAGGGAGCAACACTTCAGAAGACATTAATCAAAGCTATAGTAGCACAAATAACAGCATTTGGAATTTCGAACATAAAAGAGTTAATAGAAGGTAAAATAGATATTAGCAAGCTTCCTAGGATTTGTCCAACACAGCAAAAAATTCTACAATTAATAGCACTTCGCGATAGATACACAACACAACTCAATACGTACTACACCAACATAACAGGTCTATCCAAGGGACTGACAGGGACACAGCAAGTCAGCGAGGCAATAGCTACTGTGATAACAATAACATCAGCAACTAGACAAGCTGCCAACGCTGCACTAGCATTCGTACCTCTAACACCAGGGGCAGTTCCTTCTAGCATCAATATTTTAAAAGATTTAGAAGATATCATTAAGCCTAGATTGGATAAAATTTTAAAAACCGTTCAAACACTGAGCTCTGCAGTAGCCTTCATATCTGCAATTTTAATTGTCATAATACAACTACTACGATTATTGGACATACTTATACAACTGTGCGCACAGGATATAGGAGTACCTTACCAAGCGATTAACACAGAGCTAGCTTTACTAGGAGGCAACACTCTATCAGATTTACAAAATTCAACATCCACAATAGATAATACATACA